GCTAACATTGGTCAAACTACTGGTACTGAACAGTATGCAAGACCATGCCATGACGCTTTAGTTTCGGAAACTTATTTAAAACATAATCAGTTTCTATATCTTATGGGAAAAGTATGTCCTACTAATACCAGTAGAGTTAGATCATTTTTTCTAGGAGCAGCATTAAAAATTTATGCTGAGATGACTTATAACAGTCAATATGGAAAAAACAAAAAATACGATCATACTATGTCTGCTAAAGAAAGAGCATTGCATTGGTTAAATATCGTTACTACTGGCATGGCAAGTCCTATTGATGGTATTGATAGAGATATTAAACCATGTGATAGAGCAGCACAGATTATCTTTAACAAGTCTTGTGATGCTGCCTTAAAAAGATCTTATTGGAGTAGTGCTGATGCCTTTGCTTTAACAGTAAGAGCAGCCCATCATTTTATGCTTGGTTTGGATATTCAATACATAAGAACTCCTAAAGAAGATCCTTTTAGAGATTTCATTGAGTTGCCTTCCACTAATAAAATAATGACTATGACATCAAATTGATACTACAATGTTCTTAACTACTTTTTTACAATGAATGAAAATCTACAACGATTAACAGTTCAGATAACAAAACATCAATATAACCTGTTGAAGTATCATTCTGGTCCTGGTACTTCTATTTCTTCTCTTGTAAGACAAGCTCTTGATAGCCATTTTGCTGAAGCCGATCAAATACTTAGCGAAAAAGCTATTGAAGATGCTAAATATGAAGAGTATGAAAAATATATGCTTGAACAACAAGCAGCAGGTATGAAAGAAGAACCTGTAATGGCTGATGCAAGTGTTCTTTTTTAGATAATTGATATGATAAGTCTAGGCTGTGAGATTAAGCCTAAATAGATAAGTCTTTTGGAAGGGGGCTTATCTATTTTATTTTGTGAGTATGTGGCATAACTTGATTTGGAGGAATGTTAACAATAATATCTTCACAAGTAATTGCACTAGGTGTTCCTGGTTTATATGTAGCTCCTAATTTTGCCATTTTTGAGCACATTTCTAAACGATATAAACTGATTTCCATTTTTGTTTTTTTGATTAATAATTCTTGTGCTTCTATATTTACTGCTGTTGCCTTATGACAAAGTGCTGGAGACTTTCCCAATGGTATGTTTAGTTGAGCCGAAACTCCATAATTTAAATTAAATGTATCCTTTTCAAATCTAGGAATTTCTGAATAGTATAAAATGTCTCCTGTTTCTTCATCATATATTGGTGTTCTCGTAATGTATTCTTTGGGTCGTGCGAAAGACCAACTATCGGTTACATAAGGTGTAATTGTAAGACTAGGAGAAGCACAAACAATTCCTTGTGACATTCTAAAACTTGGCATTGAACTTGGGGTTATCATAGTCGCATTATTATTAACTACTCCCTGTGCGTTGCTGCTTGGAGAAGCTACTGTTGTATTAGCCAAAACCCTTACAGGGCAAAGGATTATAGCTATTGTCCAAATGTAGTTGTAGTTTCTACGGTTGTGCTTGTATTTATTTGACGAGTTATGGTTGTTGTCGTATCTAGCCCTGGGGTTATTAGTGTTTCTTGTAGAGAGAAGGCTGCTCCATCGTTTGTTATTGACCAGCGAGGTATAGCTTCTAAGTTTGGTGAAGTCCAATTAAAGTTTACTCCCCCAACTGTTTGTTCATTCGTAGTCGTAGGAGTAGGGTTGATATATCCTGTCTCAGATTCGATATTATGTCCTGATGCTGAGTAGGAATACCCTGTCCGATACTGGTGGCTCGTAATCGATTCATTAATTACTGATTCAGATGTGCTAGTTGTCTGAGAAGTTCCTGAACGAAATTGTGGAACGACAGGCACGGCTAATGTCCTTATAGGTAATACTAATAAAACTAACAGCCAAAGTCTAGTCAATGGTAATAGTAACTTTAGTAGATCCTATACAAGATGTACCAGATCCACCTGCGGTACAAGTATGGACTCCAGAACTTAATGACGTAAGGGCAAGATTACCAGCAGTACCGCCTGAAGCTACAGTAGTTGATCCTCCTAACACTGGTAAAGCTGCTATACCGCTAGAAGGAGTTACGGTAGAGGGAGTAGAATCGCCCATAATTACCGATTCTGTTTTTGAAAAGGCTGAACCACTTGTGGTCACTGAAGTGTCAGTTTGTATCATTGCTGGAACTCCCGAAGTTAACGAGCCAACATTGATCCCACCAATCTTTCCTGATGTTGTGGTATCTCCTACAGTTACAGATGGAGTGATATTATTTCCGCTTAAAGAATAGGTTGTACCAACTTTTTGAGTAGTTACGAATGGCATATCCACCGTAATCTGTGCAGAAGTAACAAACTCCTGTTTTATATCAGCAAAGGCAGCCGATGGTAAGAATAGAAGTAAAGCGAATAGTTTTTTCATTTGATTCCTACTTTGTTTTTACTATTATCTACAATATTAACCTTATCAGCTTTCTTTTTGCCATTTGTAGCTGATTTTACTTGTAAGCCCATGTTTTGCATTACTGATGCTAAAAGTCCAGCCGCAAATGTGGTGTCAATTTGTCGTGTTGAGTTCCCAAAATACGCAAAAGAAATTACGGCCAAACTCCAAAAAAGTATAATCATCTGGACAAGGTTAGACAGTATTGGACTTCCCTGTTGCGGTTCTTCCTGGTCTATCTCTTTGGTTGTATCTTCAGCCATAACATTAAGGTTTCTTGTCTAACACTAACAATCTAGCTATGTTTGGAAAAACTAACAAACTATGTCTAAATTTTTAATCGGAATGTTTATCAAATTTGGTAAATCAGAATCTTTGCGTAAAGCAGCTTTATCTCTCCTCAAAGCAATGGTGGCAAAAACTGATAATGATGTAGACGATGCAATAGTAAAAATGCTTGAGGAAAAATTATTTCCAGTAAAATGAAAATAAACAAATTTCTCAATATTAACGTTGAGCCAGCACCTTTAGAAATGAAGTTAGATGTTGAAATGCGTTGTAGAGAAATTATGGCAAGTGATAATGTT